AGAATCTTCTAAACTTTTGAAAAGTTCTACGTTTTTCCTTTTTTGATAATTTAGGTCAACCATCATTAGCTATTTAATATATAAATTCCCTATTATTTAAACTTATTTATTGTTAAATATACTTTTTCACAAAGTTATGAAAAAGTATAGCAAAATATTGTATTAATGCGTATATATATTTTTTTTAAAAATATATAATAGTATATATGTCGCTAGAATTAAAAAAATTTGATATGAAATCTATTAGCTTTAAGCCTAACGAAAATAAAGGTCCAGTCGTAGTGCTGTTGGGGAAAAGGGACACAGGTAAAAGTTTCTTAGTTCGTGACTTACTTTATTACCACCAAGATATCCCAATAGGAACAGTAATTTCAGGCACAGAAGAGGGCAACGGATTTTATACCAAAATGGTTCCCAAATTATTTATCCATAATGAGTATAATACAGCAATTATAGAGAATGTGTTAAAAAGACAGCGAACTGTTTTAAAACAGGTTAAAAAAGAAATGGAAACATTTAAGCGGAGCTCAATAGATCCAAGAGCGTTTGTAATTTTAGATGATTGTCTATATGATGCTACTTGGACGCGAGATAAATTAATGCGTCTTTTATTTATGAACGGGAGACATTGGAAAATTATGTTAGTGATAACAATGCAATATCCGTTAGGTATTCCTCCAACTTTAAGAACAAATATAGACTTTGTTTTTATTTTAAGAGAGAATTATATTGCGAATAGAAAAAGAATTTATGAAAATTATGCTGGAATGTTTCCAACATTTGAGTCATTTTGTCAGGTAATGGACCAATGTACTGAAAATTATGAGTGCTTGGTAATAAATAACAATTCAAAATCCAATAAATTACAAGACCAGGTTTTTTGGTATAAGGCAGAAAATCATAATGACTTTAAATTAGGTTCAAAGGAATTTTGGGAGTTGTCTAAAGGTTGTAATTCAGATGATGAAGAAGAAAAATATGACCCAAATTCGGCAAAAAAAAGAGGCGCAGGACAAAAAATTAGCGTAAAAAAAACTAAATGGTAGTAAATATATTTTTATTAAAAAATAATTAATAAAAATAATTAATAAACTATTAAAATGTAATACTATTTAATCCTTTTTGATAACAAAAGGACCACTAATAAGTTCACTTTGTCCGTGATCGGTATTTCCAACAACAATATTCTCTCCTTCAAAGAGTTCAGAACGGATGTCGGCAGCAGAAATGGTTTCATTATCTTTTGAAAAAGATGTAGTTTCATTTGTAACCCCAATCAAGTTGCCTTCATCATCAATTGATTGTGTCAAAGTATTTCCAGATTTCTCAGCATTCTTAATATTTTCTTCGATTGCTTTTTGTTTTGTTTCTTTAACTCGCTGGTCAAAGGCAGATTTAGCACTAAACTCATTTTTAGTCTTTTCGTGCATCAATTGATTTAATTCATCTTCCATATATTCAACACGACCAGTCTTATAGGCCTCAGGCTCCCAAGGCATCCATAATCCAACAGGACCAACATATACATCATGATTAGGATCAATTTCTCTTAGCATTTTACATCTTAGTTCGGCTTCCTCCAATGTTGGATAAACACCTCTAACTTTTAACCCTCTTGTAGAAGTTTGAAATTGATTGTTAATACCAAATGTTTTTTCAAGATCTTCCTCATTATTATCAAGAAATGTTTTATATTCATCTCTCATACTTGTTTTAGTTAATGATTCCTTTTCCTCTTTAACAAATTCTTTAAAATCAGTTGTTAAATCATCAAAAGACATAGTGTATTTAAATGAAATAAAATTTAAAAATTGTACAAATTTTTCCATAGATTTGTTTAAATCCCACTTCTTTAGGAATTCTTCAAAAAGAAAAATTTCTTTTTGTTTTAAGATAGTTTCAGGAGAAACAAAAGAAACACACGCAAATTTTTGTCCAGCAATTGGTTTATCTTCTTCAAGCAAATCAACATATTTAGGATTTTGTTTTCCATTATTCATTTTTTTCTCAAACCCAGTTTTTTTAGAATTCCTTTCTTTAGACTGACTCATTTAATTTATTTAAAGCAAATTATTTAAGTTTTTTATCGCAAATATATATATTTTTTTCTTTTTATTTATTATAATGGAAGGAATAATTAATGTCGGCGAACTTGCTAAAAGAATAATTAAGTATCTTGTTGAGGGTCTAATGGTTGCGATTGCTGCTTACGCTATTCCTAAACGTTCTTTAAATGTAGAGGAAATTATTTTGATTGCTTTAACTGCTGCTGCTACTTTTAGCATTTTGGATACATATATTCCATCTATGGGTGCTACTGCTAGGTCCGGTGCTGGTTTTGGTATTGGCGCTAATCTTGTCAGATTTCCTGGTGGGTTTTAAGATGTAATATCATAACATAATCATAATAATTAATATAATTAATATGATTTTAAATTTTAATAGTAGTATATTATATGGCGAGAATTACAAGAAGAAGAAAAATGAAATACAGAAGAACAAAAAGAAATAATAGAAAAAGATCAAAAAGAATAAGAGGAGGAAATAGAATTGGTGGAAAATAATATAGGTGCTAATTGTAATAATCCAAATTTTTCAATTTATAATACAAACTTATTGAAATTATTTCCGTATAAAGGTGGTGAACTACAATCAGATGATATATATAAAAATTCTGAAGGGTCACAGTATTAATATACATTTCATATTATTCTAAATAGTAGAAATAAATTCCCAATCTAATTCTTCACAAATCTTACGCCAAATTTGATCTTGTTCAACTCTTTTCTCTCTATCTTTTAACATAGGGAAGTCAGATAGGTATTGAGTTTCTCCTAGCAACTCACAAAGTTTGTATGCTGTGTAGTAATAGTTTAAAAAATTTACTCTGTCATCAGGACAATATTTAGAATAAGGAGATTGTAATTCAATAAAAAGATTACAAAGTATTTCTTCTAATTCTTGTGACATAACTGGAGGTTTGATTCCTAATTTATCTTTAATAAATGGTATATGTTCATAATATTTATTAAATCCCAATTTTTTTAGAATTTCTTTAGTTTTAAGGTTTGTTATTTGTTCTAATTCAATTCTTTCTTTTTTGATTTGTATTTTAATATTTTCAATAACTTCGGGAGGTATTTGTGTGGTTTCCTTTCCTTGAAATTGAGCTAATATTTCTTTAAAATGATTAATTCTTTTATAAGCATAAAAACAAACCTCTTTAGGTGGTTCTTTATAAGAAGGTTTTTCATTTTCAATTAAGTATGGAATATTCCTAGAGCAACTATTACAAATTAAAATTCCTTCATCTTCAAGAGGAATTAGTTCACCTTTATAGCAATATTGACAAATGTCCGTTTGACAAACAAATGTACTTACATCTAAAAATACGTCATCAATATTACATAAATATTTTTGTACAATATTATTATTATTAGTTTGATTAAGTAAATTTAGTGTGTTATCTTGTTTAATTTTAAAAAAATTATTTAATAATTTATTTTTATTTGAAAGTTCTGAAGATGTGCCTAATGATATATTTTTTTTATTTTCAAAATAATCAAAAATAAATTTAGAATTATCTAAAAAATATTCTTTTTTTTTACTTTTTAATTCTTTAATTGTATTTATAATTTCTTTAATACGATCATTTATATCTAATTTTTGTTCAATATTTAATTTCTCATCAAAATTTTTCAGTTTTAGTTCTAGTTCCTTTTTTTCAGCTTTTAAATCTGGGATTTTATTATTTTCATTTTTAGAAAACTCATTTAAAAACTCCTTGTGTTTACCATCTAGTGTAATTGATTTTTGTTTGTTAAATTTAAATTTTTTGTTTGTTTTAGGCTTAAAACTAGGCATTTCTCTTTAATAAGAAACACATTATTTATTTAATTGATAATAAAGACTAAATATATTTTAAACAAGTTTAAAGATTATAATACTTTTCTTATTTTTTATAAAATGGATATTAAAATTAAAATGGACAATTATTTAGAAAATGACAACATTAAAATAGATAATATTAAGTTTCAAAAAATGTTATTTCTTTTTAATGCTATTGAAGAAGGTTGGTCTATTAAAAAGAAAAATAATTCATATGTATTCTCAAAAAATCACGAAGGCAAAAAAGAAGTATTTGATGATAATTATCTAAATCAATTTATGAAGACAAGTTTTGATATGAAGAATGTTATTTCTTAGATCATAAGATGATCATATTCATTATTTTTACAAATAAATATATTTTGAATTTTTGTTCACTGTTATTTATTTTTAATTAATTAAATGAATTAAATTAGAATTTGAAAAATTTTTTTCTTTAGCAATAATATAAAATGGGAGGTGGTTTAATGCAATTGGTTGCCTTGAGCTTTAGGGCGCAACAGTCAGGTGCTATAATGGTTTCACATATACCATTATGGATAAACACTGTAAAATGTGACTATCATATAATTAATTATTAGTAATCCCCATCTAATAATATATGATAGATATAACTGGCTAGTAAATAGTTATAAATAAATGTAATAAATATTAACTATTTGCGACATTCTCAAATTGCGGGAAACCCCTTAGAGTCTTAGTTACCAAATTACATTGGATGGAAAACAATGTGATGGCTCCGAATAATACTCGGTAGAATTAAAAGGTATGGTAAAAACACTAAGAATTGGGCAATCCGCAGCGAAGCACCCACCAAGTAAATTTATATAAATATATAAGTTTGGGTGAACGTTCAGAGACTAAACGGGAATGGGGTTTAATAACCTTAAGATATAGTCCGGCCTTTAGGGAAACCTTTAGGAACAACCGATGGCGCACAAGATGTTTACCTTAAAAACCTGTAGGGTAGAAAAACAACAGGGAATATCAAAAAAATAAGATATTCATAAAGCCTTTTGTGGATGCTTTTCTTTTATAGAAAGTACCACTGTTGTTAATCAGGGAAATTAATAGATTCATAAATTAATTTGAAAACCCCTGGTAAGAAAATCAAACTGCTTGAAACCCCTAAAACTTATTCTACTAAGCAATTTTTGTGAGAAAATTGTGGCCAAGACAAAGACCTTGGGTATAGTAAAAATGAATAAGATGATTTGAATTTAAAAATTCGAAGAAATGGGCAATGAGCATCCAAGCTTCTTTAAATAATATTATTTAAAAACAATCTAAATACAAATAAAAATACAATGTATAAATAAATGTCTTGCGAAATTACTGAAATAGTATGTGATAAATGTGAATTGAATTTATCAATTAATAATTACAGAAAATACAGTGAAAATAAATTCGGAAAAACGTGTAAAAAATGTTTAAATGAATTAGATAAAACAAGAAAGAAAAATCTTAGACAAAAAAGGTCAGAAACTATTTTTGTAAAATGTGAAAAATGTCAAGAAGAAAAGGCATTAAAAAATTTTGCGAAACTAAAAAAGTTTTATAAAAAAAAGATTTGTATTTCTTGTTATCCCAAATTTTTAACAGAGCAAAAAACTGAATGGTGTAAAAACGAACATAATACAAATATGAATTATAGAATAAAAAAATCGTTAGCCGCACGTTTAAGAAATGTTCTTGTTAAAAATGATTCAACTATGAATTATATTGGATGTAATATTCAATATTTAAGAGAGTGGTTTGAATATAATTTCACTAGTGAAATGAATTGGGATAATTACGCATCATATTGGTCTATTGACCATATTATACCTACTTGTAAATTTGATTTAATAAATGAAGATGAAAAATTTAAATGCTGTAATTGGTCTAATTTAATGCCTGTTACTGTTAATTATAATTCATCAAAAAAAGAAATAGATATAAATCAAATTAATTATATTGTAAATAAATTAGAAAAATTTAAAGAAGAAGGTTCAACGACTAAATGGTTTTCGAAAGAATTTATATTAAATAAAGAATTTGCTGAAATGAAAGCAAATATAAATTCTTTTTAAGATATAGTCTAATCCTTATTGAAAGATAAGGTAGAGGAATTGTACAGGAAATCCTCAGATCACTTTTTGGAAAGTGACATACAGACGTTACACAAACTTTGCTATTGAATCAATTGAGCAAACTTTCAACGGTCAAGCCGATTTCGGTCGTCGTGTCCAATGTACTATTAGCCGAAACGGTGATTTGGCTTACAGAACATATCTCCAAGTTACACTTCCCGAGATTAACCAACTTATGGGTCTTGGAAACTACACTACTAATTCAAACGCAGGCGTGTATGCTCGTTGGTTAGATTATCCCGGCGAGCAAATTATTGCTCAAGTTGAGGTTGAGATTGGTGGTCAAAGAATTGATCGTCAATATGGTGACTGGATGCACATCTGGAACCAACTTACAATGACCACTGAGCAACAACGTGGATATTTCAAGATGATTGGTAACACCACTCAACTTACATTTATCACAGATCCCTCTTTCTCTGATGTTGATGGTCCTTGCGATTCCTTGGCTCCTCGTCAAGTTTGCGCTCCTCGTAATGCTCTTCCTGAGACAACTCTTTATGTGCCTCTTCAATTCTGGTTCTGCACCAACCCTGGTCTTGCTTTGCCTTTGATTGCTCTTCAATACCATGAGGTCAAGATTAATCTTGATATCAGACCCATTGATGAGTGCTTATGGGCTGTTACCACTTTGAACTGCAATACTAATCCTTATGGAACCATTGACACACAATATACTGTTGGACGCCCTGTTCCTGCCACCATTGCTTACAATCAATCTTTGGTTGCTGCTTCTCTTTATGTTGACTATGTGTTCTTGGATACTGATGAGCGCAGACGTATGGCCCAAAATCCTCACGAGTACTTGATTACCCAACTTCAATTCACTGGTGACGAGTCTGTTGGTTCTTCCAGTAACAAGATTAAGTTGAACTTCAACCACCCCGTGAAGGAGCTTATCTGGGTCGTCCAACCCGATCAAAACGTGGATTATTGCTCTTCTTTGACTTGCGATGCCCTTTTGTTCAAGGTGCTTGGTGCTCAACCCTTCAACTACACTGATGCTATTGATGCTCTTCCTAACGCTGTCCATGCTTTCGGAGGCCCTGCCTCTGTTGCTGCTGATAGCCGAGCTTTTATTGATGCTCGTGGTCTTTTCCAAGACGCTGGTGCTTTGGATTATATTCCTGGAGATGCCGCAAGTGGTTTCACAGGATACTGGCATGGTCCTTCCAATCCTTACAATGAGATGAATCTTGGTGGTCCCGCTGTTCCTCATGACCCTGCTCTTGATGTTGGTTCTCATTTGGATAACTCTGGTGTGTCTGATGCCGGTACATTTGTGCTTGCTGAGACCTCTTTGGACATGCATTGTTGGGGTCAGAACCCCGTTGTGACTGCTAAGCTCCAATTGAACGGCCAAGACCGATTCTCTGAGCGTGAGGGGTCTTACTTCTCTTGGGTCCAACCTTACCAAGCTCACACCAGATGCCCTGATGAAGGTATTAACGTTTATTCATTTGCCTTGAGACCTGAAGAACATCAACCATCAGGAACTTGCAACTTCTCCAGAATTGATAACGCTACACTCCAACTTGTGCTCTCAAATGCTACGGTTGAAGGAACAAAAACCGCAAAAGTGCGTGTTTATGCCACAAATTATAATGTGTTGAGAATTATGTCGGGAATGGGAGGCCTCGCATATAGTAATTAA